TTTATTATCTTTATCAACTTCAGCCTCTGCTGCATTTTTTGCAGTTTCTGTATTAAACTCTTGATTAGCAAGCTCTGGCTTAGAGGATGTAAACACAGGCTTAGGTGGAGCTACGGGTGCAGCAGCCACGGGTGCTACAGGTGCAGGTGCAGGTGCAGGATCACCACCGCCTCCCCCAAATACCATAAGCCCATACGACCTTGGGTGTAGGTGGCGAGTTGGCATAAAGGGATTATAATAGCTCATGTTTTAAACTCTCTTGTGTGTCTTTTGGCTGGTTCATGTAGTCTACGCCAGTTTATTTTCTCTTGCCTTTGGTAAAGATCTTTGTGATACTTGAGTATTAAAGACATTACTTGTCTTGCATTCCCATAAGGAGTTATAAATTCAATACCCCAAAGCTCTTCCCTGTTGTCTTCTACGTAGTCATCTTCTGTTATGTAGTACTGGCCTTGTAGAAAGTCTTTACCAGCTTGCTTATCTAACCAGCACCAAGTAACTAATCCTATGGGCTTGTCTTCTTGGTAGTACAGGCGTATCCTGTTATGTTTTATAGGGGCTATAAGGTATCTATATATATCTTCTACGTTGTATATCTTATGCCACTTACTCTGTCTGAATAACTCTAGCCCATCAGATAGAGCTTTATTATTATCTATTTGCATTACTGTAGTTTAACTCAAAACGGCTAAAAAGTCAAGTATTCTTTAATCAGCTAAAGGATTATCTAACGCCCTCTGCAGCTTAGCTGTAAGACGATCCTCTAAATCTTTTAGGTCTGCACCTTGTGATACACGTAGACGATCTCTCTGGTTTTCAAACCTAACTTCAGCTGCATCAATCATAGCTCTAACTTTTTCTTCTGCTTCACGCACCATGTCTTCAACACGATCTGTCTGTTGTTCAATACGTAAGATGTCATCTGACAGACCATTCTTAATAGCACGAGAATACTCTACACCTTCCTCAACCTTCTCAGCTATGCCAGACATTTTGGCATCCATAACATCCATCTGTTGTTGGTAAGCACCAAGGTCTAACCCTGCTATGCCTTCAATCTTTTGGTACAAAACAAAGCCGCCATACAAACCCCCAACAACAGTTGATATAAAAGTAAAGATTGCAAAGACTGAAGCAAAGGTAAACCTAAATCCACCTGCATTAATCTGACGGTCAGAAAGCCCATCAATATTGTCAGCAACTTTAGTCAGGTCAGCCATTAGTTTTCAAAGTCCATTTCACCGTTGCTGTCTACATTAGAATCTTGTAGTCGTTTTAGTTGGGCTAACTCTGCCCTAAGCATTTGTATTTCTAAACGGCGTTGTCTCATCTCAAGTTGGAATAGATCATCACAGTTTATCCTAGACTTTGGTTTGTCTAATGGTATAACAACACGAGCATATATACCTATGTCTTTACCTTGTGCTGTGTTACTATTAAAGTCATTCATAACACCAGTTACACCAAACTCTAAGTTAGTAGCTCCCCCTATAGCATTTGAGCAGTCTAGACTACCAGCCTTAAAACGATCAGACTGATAGTTTAGTGGTGGACTTGGCAGTTGTAATGAAAGAGAACTACTTTCTGCGTTTACTGCTGTAGCCACAAAGAATAAAGCAACTGCTAACCTCATGGTTTATTACCATTCAACCTAGAACATATACGAGATGAAACCAAAGTTTTGACACCTGCTTGTTTTTTAACCTTAGATGTTGTACATAGATACACTGCCCGTTTTAAATCTGTTTTACGTAGGTACACATCAAAGTTATTACGCTCACTGTGTTTAACTTTTAATACTTTATACTGCGTTGAGAAGGGTACGCTATTCCAAGCTGCATCAAAAACATTAATCTGGTAGTATTTAACATCTGATCTATAATTAAATATAGACATCTCAACCTTCACTACACCAGATACATAGGATGGTTTAATCTTAGGATACGCAGGTGTCATCTCATGTGCTGAGATAGGAGCCACCCACGCCATAATTATTAAGGCTGCTCTAGTTAGCAATGCACTCAGCCTGTACTACAGCAGCATATGAACCACCGGGAAACGCTTTGCCGACACCATACGTAGCGGTGCTGGCGGTCTTAAACCAAGTGCTTCCAGCAATAGATAGATTAAAATTAGTAGTGGAACCATACACAACTTTTGCTGCATCATATGCTGCCATACCCGCATCAGTTGTTTGAGCAACAGAGCTTACCCCTGTCCAAGCCACTGTGTCAGTCAAAGTTGGTGAGGACGAGAAAGCTGACGGGTGAGTAATCTTAGCAGTGTAATAGTTTGCTACAGCTACATCGTACCGCACGATTGGTATTACTCCACCGTCAGCAGGTAGAGTGCTTAGTTTTGTAGCTGTTGGGTTTCCGTAAACGCCACCAGTGTCTGTCTGGATTATACATTTAGCTTCTACGCTTCCAGAAATATTAACATCTGCTAATACAGGTGTAGCACAAAGCGAAAGAATTAGAATAGAATATTTCATATTAAACCTCATTAGTTGTATTGCAGTTGGACCAGCTCTTCATGTCGTAGTTGTTGAGCTAGATGATTTCTAAACGCCTTTGGGTTATCTGGTAGATTAGAATCTGCAAGGGAGTTACTATCTTTATAAAAACCGCCATTGATAGAAGAGTTGTAGTACATAGCTAAGTCTGTCTGTAAGTTAATCTGGTTTATTATTTCTGCTTGGCCTTGTGTTCTAAAGATTGTTAAGGCATTGGCAGAAGCTGTTAGTCCCATCTCAAGTCTAGAAACTTTCTTCTCTTCTTTGTCTTCAATTATACGGTTACCATCTTTATCATATTTAAATTCTGTCTCTTCATCTAAAACTTCTACTACAGTGCTGTCCTCTAGTGCATCGTAGATTTCTACCTTAACTACTACAGGTACTGGCTTAACGTAGCCTGAACACGCAGGGTTTAGTTGTGGATCGTAACACTCATCAAGTCTGTAGTTGTATATTACAAGTGGTTTTGTAACTTGTCCTGTGCCTTCAACTTCAATTGACCCTGCACCCCAAGCAGCAGAAGGTATATTACCAATGGCAAAGGACTTTGTTATAGTATTACTAGGTAACCCTGACCAATCATCTGTCTCTCTAAAGGTGTAGCCATTTCCAGCAGCGTTTTTATTACCAACGTGTACCTTCATAGCATCTTCTACCTTCTTAACAGTAGTGTAACGATAGATCAAACCATTTATATCTAGCCCTGTAGAAGAGGGGAATAGAGAGGGCATACCCCAACTAAGTCCATTGGCTGCAGCGTTACTAGTTGCACCGTAGCTGTAAGGCTCAGAGGAAGAGGAGCAAGCCAAGGACACTAAGTACAGCGCCAATACCAACTTTTGTATCTTTTTCAACATTAATTAAACCTTTTAGACCAGGATTTTTTTTCACAGTAACATCTTCTGTAAGAGCTTCCATCTCCCAAGCAACCTTAGCTGCGTTACCTATAAGACCATCCTTGGGGCAAGGTGTACCAGCGTTCATCATTGCTGACCACACATTTTTATTTTGACACATAACTGATACAGCTGCTACCTTCATGCCCATATCGTACATTGTCTTAGCGTTCTTTAATCGTAAGCAGTTCTCTTCAGTGTAAACTGTACCCATAGAGATACCAAGTATCTGTGTCTGTACTGCACCTGCAACTCCAATGGTACATAGATCACCTGTACCTGAGCTTATCTGCGGAGTAATTGCAGAAGGTGGTGGACTACGAACAGTAGTATCCATTGTTCCACCAGAAGTTACCTTGCTAGTATTGTCAGTGTATATAGTATCTGAAGCCTGTGCTGTAGCTAAACTTCCTATTAAGAGTAATACTATAGTGGCAATTATTCTTGTCACTTTTAATTCCTTGTGTGATTTAATGTTACTACGTTTAACGCTTCTTTTATTGCAGTAACATTAGCATCAATACGTGCTATCATTATATCATTCTCATGTATTTCATCAGCTAACCTAGACGAATCTAAACGCATCTCTGATATGTCCATACGGTTGTACCTAATGTCTAACACCATTGCTGACACAGCCCACACTACAGCGGCTCCTTGTAATAGTAAAGCACCTGCTATTGTTACGACTGTCCAATTAATGTTCATGGCTTAGTAGGCCAATCGTCAGCAACAAGGTTGGGCCAATCGGAGTGACCTGTGATATCACGGAGAGCCTGACGATAGGTTGCCATCGCAGAAGACAGAGTAGCATCTGAGAGAGCCAAGTAGTCAGTTACAGCCAGAAAGCTATTACGAGTAGCCCGTGCTGAAGCTGTTACGCTAGCTAGTTCTTGTGCAAGCACTTCAGATGTTTTATTACGGACGGTGTATTCATACGTCCACTGGCCACCAACCTCCGTGGCAGTTTCGTTCTGAGTAGCAACTTGAGTTGAACTGTTATAAGAGGGAACTGCGCCTATAACAACATTGTAAACTCCATAGCTTGCCAGTGTAGATGCTTCAATTGACTTTGGAAATGAGACAGTCTTATTGTCCCGCCGTAGCTGACCTATTCCATAAGACTCCTGCGCCCCGTCTGTAATTTTAATATATGACATCTGTGTATGCTCCTGTGCTTAGATGACTACGTTTATGATACTGCTTGTCGGGTTTCGGTAAGAACTGCATCTGCAACATTGCCTGTTTCTGAATGAGCATCTAGAGTTATAGAGGAATCCACACCGTTATGTGCTGCTTCGGCAAGGTTTGTGGTAAAGGAAGTAAGACCGCTTGAATCAGCATAAATGTATTGATCGTTTCCAGAGCCATATGTTCCAACTAAAGAACCATCGTTTGGCAATTTAGCGCATACAGCGTATGTATTTCCATATGTCCTACCACAGAGCAACATTGCGCCAGTGCTGTCAAAGTCCAATCTTGCAGATTTGGTTCTAGTGCCACTAGTTGAAGAATTATTTCCAAATGTTCTCTTAAAGATTAAATTACCAGAGGTGTCATATTGTGCAATGACCCAATTCTCAGTCCCCGGACCTGTAGGAACTGTACCAAAAACGTATACAAGACCGTTATGAACTTGTACATCAGTCCAAACATCTGAAGTATCACCACTAGAGGCAAAACCTCGCTGCCACTGAAGACTTCCAG